CAGTTCATAAAAATCAGAAAAGAGCTCTAATGGCGATTTAGATTCAACGTCTGTTGCACCACTGATCTCCACACTTGAGCGTGTGCGTCTATTATCGTAATCAAGCTTCATCAGCCGATGATACACCGTGCGCAGTTTTCCAATTGCATCCGGAATGTCTTCTTCGTCCGTCAGCGTGATGTGCGTATAATCTTCTGGCCATGTTGTACCCTCATAGAAGGATCTAAAGGTCAACTCATCGTAGGTTCCTTTCAACTCGACAAGATCATGCTGCGGGACAAGGTCGATTGTTTTATATGACACTTTTCCTTTCTCAGCGAGTTCAATCACTGTTACCGACTTGCGGTCTTTTGCTTCCGAAAAGGAATATTTCAACGGTGTTCCGCAGTAACGAATATGCTCCGCACCACAATTTTGCGGCGAGTGAATATGTCCAAGTGCGACATAATCAAAGGGATCAAAAACATAAGCGTCCACATTATCAGATCCACCAACCGAGATTTCCTCAGATTCAGAGCGCAACGAACCCGTAACAAACTGATGTGTCACCAGAATATTTCTATTGACATGATTGATACTCAGCTTTGAAATGACGCTATTTATAGCATCTGTGTAAGTAGTAATCTCATCGTCACAAAACCTGCGGACATGAGCCGGTTTAATAAACGGCAGCATATAAACATCCACCGTACCGTATTCGTCCTGCATGGAGAAAGGTACAATCTTCCCATTATAAACCGGTGACATATGAATACCGCTGGCATCCATAATGCGAGAACCAAAAGCAATCCTTTCCGGAGAATCGTGGTTTCCGCTGATAACGAATACCTCGAGCTTTCGTTTGGCCAGCTGAACGAGAAAGTTGTCAAACAACTGAACTGCCTCCGCCGCGGGAACAGATTTGTCGTAGATATCTCCGGCAATGATCACACCATTCGGCTTTTCAGCGTCAACGACATTGATGATTTTTTTGAGTATGTATTCTTGATCTTCAAGCATCGAATACTCATTTACTCTTTTCCCCAAATGGAGGTCCGATAAGTGAATAAACTTCATAAAAACTCCTTTACCCCACTACCAACTTATTTGTCTTCTTCAAAAACTTCGCCGGGATCGGGCGGTCCAGCTGCCAGGTGATATTCATCGGCCTGCTGCCCGTGTGCTTCACGTAGTTCGCCGTGCCCAGATAGGTGTACGCCTCCGCGCCACCGGTCACACGGTCTGACTTAAACTCACGCACAAACAGCAGCACCTTGCTGCCGCGATCTTCGTGGTGAATATAGCGCTGGCCGGTGGGTGAATTCTCCGCCGTGGTGCTCTGGCTCTGCCAATGGAACAAGCTCTCATTGATGGAATAATCGTTGTACATGGTGGTTGGCGAGTAGTCCTTGTCCGCCTTGTTCAGCGTCACAAAGAATACGTCTAACTGCTTGTCCGGCAGCCATTTAACACCCTCACGCACAGTTGCCGGTTTCATAAAGTCCATCGCTACCAGTAGCTGATCGCGGGTATAGGTGCAATGCAGATCCAGAGGACAGTCAAAGCCCAGCTCCACCGGCTCGTCGATAAAGTCGATCTGCTCGAAGCGATAGCGCAGCAGCTCCAGGAGCTCACCGAGCAGAACTGTGCTGTCAGACAGGGCATAGAGGTTACTAAGCACCTCTTCGTCGTCCCAGTCCTCCACAGCCTTACCCCAGACGGTGATGTAAAACATCTGCATCATCCGCTTTTCCACATCCGGAAGCGCTGCAAAATCAAGGTTGTCCAAACGCGGAAGAACATCCAACAGGAACGAAATCCAGCAGCGGGAATCAGCCACAGCGAGCTTTGCAAACGCTTTGGTCAGGATGTCCTCCAGCGGCTCCGAAAAGTCCTCGATGGCATCCGCTCTGGCACAAATGCGAGAGAAGGAGGAAAACTTGTAGATCGCCCGTGGGTCAAGATGGTAGTAATCCAAGAAATTTTTGAGCGTCAGCTCCAGCCCGCTGTCCTCCGCAAAGGAGGCCGCGCGAGCCACCAACCCAGCCGTATTGCCATAGGAGGCGCGGATATTCTCCAAAATGTATTTGGCCGCCTTCTTCTCCAGCTGGATATAGCAGCCCTTGGGGACAGACACAAAACCGTCCTTGATCTCCCGGCTCACGCTGCGGGTGGTATTCGACAGCAGCGCCGCAAACTTATCTTCAAAATTGTATTTTCTATTCGCCTGACCGATGAAGTCCAGCACGGTCAGGCATTCCTTGTCCTCGGACAGACGCAGACCGCGCCCCAACTGCTGCAAGAAGATCGTCAGGGATTCGGTGGGGCGCAGGAACAGAACCGTATTGACTTCCGGAATATCCACGCCCTCGTTGTAGATATCCACGACGAAGATGAATCGCACCTCGCCGGACACCAAGCGCCGCTTGGCCGCCGCTCTTTCCTCGTCCGAAGATTGCCCGGTGAGGCACATGGACGGGATGCTGTGGTCGTTAAAATAGCGGCACATAAATTCCGCGTGATCGACCGTCACGCAGAAGCCGAGGCCCTTCACCTCGTCAATGTCCGTCACATATTTCAGCAGTGCCGTCACCACATGGTCGGCGCGGCGGTCGGCAACCGCCCCGCTGAACGTGTAGATGTGCTCCAGCTCACTCTTTTGGTAGCCACCGGCAGACCATTTGAGCGCATCCAGATCCACTGTATCGGTAACACCAAAATACTGGAACGGGCACAGGAGCTTTCGGTCAATGGCTTCCGGCAGACGGATCTCCGCTGCAATGCGGTTATGGAAGTATGGCAGGATACTCTTGCCGTCCATACGTTCCGGAGTAGCGGTCAAGCCCAGCAGGATGCGCGGCTGGTAGTAGGACAAAAGCTTCTGGTAAGTCGGCGCGGCGGCATGGTGGAATTCGTCTGCCAATGTCAAGAGAAGACTAAAAAATTTTGAAAGATTTTTCATGAAAAAAGACACCGGTCACGAAGATCGATGTCCTTTTCCCTGAAAAACCCGTATTCAATTCAGAATCGCCTTATGCGTTACTAAGGAACTGCTTAAACACATTATTGAAATTCCACTCAATCTCAATGTGTTCATTGTCGGTAATGTAGACTGCCTTGATGAAGGTCTTGATCATCTCAGAAGTCAATGCATCTGCTTTCTCGTAGTGATGCACACTTTCGAGAACATTAGATACTTCGCTGCTGTCTGCCGCTCTCACTTCCTCTGCCTTGGCCTCCAATGCTGCAATCTGTTCTTCCAGTTGCCCTATCTGTGCCGTAAGCTCTTCACGTCTTTTTAGGTATGCAGCTTTATCCATGTCCCCGGCCATGAACCGGTCAATGTTTGCGAACTTATCTGTATTGGCCTTCGCCAGCTTGCGTTGAAGCTCAGTGATTTGCAAAGCACAGGTTTTCTGCTCATTCCCTAAAGAGGACTGATGCTTCTGGAGCCGCTTCTCCAATCTCTCGCTCAACGCAAAGAATTGTTTCAGCGACTGCCATACTGCATCTGTAATCACGTCCTCATACAGCTTGTCCTTACAGCACTCCGCCTTATTTGTCCTGCGCACGTACCCACACTGAAAATAGGGACGTTTCATTTGGCCATAGTATTGAAGGGCACGGCCACAGGATCCACACCGGGCAACACCACGGAAAAGGTACTCTTTCGGCTGCCGCTTTTCCGGCTTCTTGATTTTCCGGATGACCTTCTGAGCTTCCATGAATTCTTCTTTGCTCACTATGGCCTCGTGCATTCCCTCAACAATAATTTGCTCTTCTTTCGGTACTGCGGCTGTATGTTTACCACCGACAGTGACAGCTGTGCGTTTATGGCCTACTACAGCGCCATAGTACATTTCCTGCTGCAATATTTTCAAAACGCCGGTGCTTGTCCAAAAGGTCTGGGGAGATGTATTGCGGAACTTCTTGCTCTCCGGATGGTGCTGCATGTAGTAAAAGCCCGGAGTAACAATTCCATCCTCATTCAGTTGCCCAGCTATCTGTCCCGTGTTCATGCCCGCCAATGCGGCATCAAAGATACGCCTCACAACAGCCGCAGCGTCCGGATCAATCGCCAACTTATTCTTGATTGTCTCGTGCCTGCGAAGGCCGTAGGGAACATGACCACCAAGGTACTCGCCACGCTTCATTTTGGAACTCTTGGCCGTTTTCACCTTCACGGAAAGATCTTTGCTGTAATAGTCATACACGATATTCTTCATGACCACATCTAAGCCGCCCGTGGTTCCCTTATAGTCATTGCTGTCATACTGGTCATTGACAGAGATGAACCGAACACCCAAGAACGGGAAAATCCGCTCCAGATAATCTCCCAGCTCAATATAGTTCCGGCCAAAGCGTGAGAAGTCTTTCACTATCACGCAGTTAATCTCGCCGGTTTTGATTTTCTCCAGCAGTTTCTCAAAGGAAGGCCTGTCAAAATTGGTGCCACTGTATCCATCATCAAAAAACTCCGATTGAGGGCATCCTGCAAATTCAGGGCGGCTATCTATGAACCGGTTAATCAGGTCACGCTGGTGAGCAATACTATCGCTTTCCGTTTTGCCCTCTTTTCTGGACAAGTCCACATCCGCCTGAGACAGGCGGATATACTTTCCGAGCCGGTAATCAACCATTCAACAACGCCTCCTTTCCCATCATTTCATCCAACAACTCCAGCAAAAGCTGGTGGTCTTCCTTGTAATTCAGCTTTACTTCAATGCGTTTTCCTTCAAAGACATAAACCGCAGCAATCAGTCGGTCAACAACCTCTGCATCCAATTCTGTAGCATCCTTTATGCCACGGATAGCACTCAGCCACTCGTTATTCACAGAAAATGCTCGGTCAAAACATTCTTTCTTCTGGCGGGCTTCATCTAACCGGATACTCAGAGCAGCATATTGATCATCATACTGCGCTTTTGCAAACAGGTATTCCTGATTATCCAGTACACCCTCCACATAGCTCTCATACAACCCCTCTCGCTTAGTGGCAACTTTTCCAAGCTGCCGAGTGAGATTGTTTATTTCACTCTGATACCGGTCACGGATATTCCGTTCCCCGGCACTTCCTTTGAGCTGACTAAGCAGCCGCTCCATATTAGCAGCCACGTTGACCTGCTGTTGGATTGTGGCGAAGACAGCTTCTTTCACATCAGCATAGAGCATCCCGTGTCGAGTACATGTGCGCTTTCTGGTATCAATATATCCAGCACAGGCATAATAATCACTTCGATTATCAGCCCTCATGCTCCGTTTGATAAAACGCATCCTTTTCCCACAATCACCGCAGTATATCTTCTTGTCAAAAAGGTTGATGACAGCGGCACGGGCTTCTTGCGTTTTATCTTTCGTTACCTTATAAATTGCGGAGGTTTCAGCAAATATTGCCTGAACACGTTCAAACAACTCTCGATCCACAATCGGTTCATGATGATTAGAAATGACACGCCATTCTTCTCTCGGCGCACGGTGCATCCTTACACCTTCGTACAAGGATTTTGGAATACGTCCATAAACCAAATCTCCCACATAATATGGTTTTTTCAGCATGTCAACAATGGAGCGTGGAAACCATTCTGTTGTTTTATACTTCTCAGCGTGCCAAATACCTAACTGCACCTTTCGCATAGATGGTGTGGTTGCACCTACTGCATTCAACCTCCGGCAGATTTCTCCGTGTGAAACGCCTTCGGCCTTCCATTGATATATATTACGGACATGATCTGCGACCTCTTCATCAATATCCAGTCCGTACTGAACTGTCTTCGACTTCACATAGCCATAAGGGACAAAACCGGGAAGAAACTCACCCTTTTCCTGTCTTGCCCGAAAGGACGTGATAATCTTCCGGGAAATATCCTTGGCATAGATGTCATTGATCATGTTTTTCAACGGTATCAACAGACTTTCCTCGGAGCCATCTGTATTGAAGCTATCAAAGTTGTCCGTGATGGAGATGAACCGAACCCCAAGGAAAGGAAAAATCTTTTCCAAATACTCACCGGCTTCAATGTAATCACGGCCAAAGCGAGAAAGATCCTTCACCAAGATGCAGTTGATTTTGCCCGCACGTACCAAATCCATCATCCGTGAGAACTCTGGCCGGTCAAAGTTGGTGCCTTTCTCCCCATTGTCAGTAAAGACTTCATAGAGCTTCAAGAAAGGCCGTTCTTCCAGATAAGACATGCAATAACTGATCTGGTTCTCAATGGAGTCTCCGTTATCCATCTTTCCGCTGTTTACAATGGAAAGTCTGGCGTAAATAGCTGTATTAAAGACAGTTGCGACATGCTGCGGGACTTCCGCAACGGTTGTGGCTGCTTTTCTGCTTTTTCTTGCCATTGCTTCATCCCTCCTTAAATTGCTGTCGGCAACTCAACAGTCTCCGACAATTTGCGGATGTACCGAATTGCTCTGGCACATTCGTCCTGATACTTGAAAAAAATCTCTATCCGGTTTCCTTCATGAACTTCGATATGTTCAATTAACTCCACAATCACCTTGCGGTCGAGGGAGTGAATGTTCTCATGCTTTTTGAATACCCCAATCCATAGCAGATCCGCCTTGTTACCAGCAACCGCTGCCTCACGTTCCTTTTCCAACTCGATGATAGAGGCCTCAGCATCACTGATTTTGGAAGCGTAGCTCTGCTTGAACTGGAAGTATTCCTCCTGATTGATAATCCCATCAGTCAGGTTCTCGTACAGCTTCAATTTGAACTTCTGGTTCCGCTCAATCTCTTCTTTGAGCCTTACAATCTGTGCATCAAAATTGAAGACGTTACGCTGCTGCTCTGGCAGATCATCCACAAAATTCAGCAGACGCTCCAAATTCAAAATCATATTGATATGAACACGGATGGCTTCCAGCACAGTCTGTTCCAGTAGCGGTTCACTGATGCTGTGAGCGCTGCATCCTTTCCCGGCCTTATTCGTAGCGCAGACATAGTACACATACTTCCTTTTTCCGGAAGGGATGGTCTTGCGGATCATGTTCTGGCCGCAATCTGCGCATGACAAAAAGCCGGAGAACAGATAAACTGCATCTTCGGCTGGTGATGTGCGGACATCCCGTTTCAGGAGGCTGCGCACGGCAACAAAATCCTCATGGTCAATGATGGCCTCGTGAGAATTTTCAATGCGCACCCATTCAGACTCGTCCTTTGGCAACAGCTTCTTTACCTTGTAATTAGGTGAGCTGGTCTTGCCCTGAATAAGAACACCAATATATAATTCGTTGGTCAGGATCCGGCTGACGGTTACAGCTGACCATTTTGCTTTTGCATGGACACGCAGTTTTGTTGGTGTCTTCATGCCCAGTGACAGCTTATATTCCATCGGGCAGAGAACGCCCTGATTATTCAGCTTGTCTGCAATTTTACTCTGGCTCATGCCCTCCAGCTTCCAACGGAAAATGGAACGCACAACCTCAGCAGCAAACGGATCCACAATGAGCTTGTTCTTGTCTTGGGGATCTTTTAGATAACCGTAAGCTGCAAAGGAACCAATGTACTCACCCTTCTTGCGCTTAATCTCCAGCTGGCTGCGGATTTTGATGGAAATGTCCTTGCAGTAAGCGTCATTGATCAAGTTCTTGAAGGGGATGATAAGGGAGTCAGACTGGCTCCGTTTTTCTGCGCTGTCATAGCCATCATTGATAGCAATGAAGCGCACATTCATAAAAGGAAATACTCTCTCGATGTAATTCCCTGCTTCAATGTAGTTTCTGCCAAACCGGGACAGGTCTTCTTGTGTCAAGTAGGGACTAAAAAAATTTTGAGAATTTACAAGCCGTTCATAGGTGGACAACCACCCGTGAACGGCTTGCGTTTTCTCTATGCTCTTTTGCCGTTCTTTGTGCGACGTTTCTTATACGCCGTCTCAAACGCCTCCATCATTGGAGTGACCGGAAGCTCGTTGTCAGGCTTGGACAGATACTCGAACCGGATGCCGTTCTCCCTGAACTTTCGCTCAAACCTTATGAAAGAGGAAGTGTCCCGGCTAATCCGTGAGGTGTCACGGGTGAGGATCGTACCGGTGCCCTGACGCTTGGCTTCGTTCAGCAAGAAGTTCATGATGCCTTCCGTATGGACGCCGGAGATGCCGTCTGCGGCAACCGCAGCAGCTACCTCATAGCCCTTGTCCTTCGCATAGCGTTCCAACTCTTCCCGCTGGTTTGCTGCCGCAAGCTGATCCGCACAGGCAACGCGGATATAAAGAAATACTTTCATTTGGCTTCTCCTTCTGATGTAGTGAGGAAGTCCTTGAACTTCCAGACGATTTCTATGTTGTCAAGATCGTAAATGTAGACCGCAGAAATGAATGCGTGGGTCAGCTCATAGGTCAGAGCTTTGCAGTCGGCGTACTGTTCGCAGACCGCATCCAGCTTTTCATCTGAACAGGAGGTCTCGGAGTCAAGCTCCTTCATCCGCTCGTGACTGTGCTGAATTGCTTCGTCGTTTTCAGCAATTTTCGCGTCCGTTGCCGCCTTTTGCTGAAGGTACGCTTCCTTCGTGATACCTCCGGCTGCGTACTTTTCGTAGAGCCTCAGCTTGGACGCCTTGTGCTGCTCGTTCTGCTTTTGAAGAATCCGGATTTTCTCAGCACATTCCTTGATGGCAGATTTCCGTAGATCACCGACCTCTCGATTTTGGACTGATTCCTTCTGTGCCAAAGCAAGAAACTGAGTAAGGGCATGGAAGACAACCTTCTCAATATCCATTTCCGGAAAGCTCCTGCCAACCGGACAGTCTGTGTTCCCGTTGTTGACCGAGTGAATGCACTGGAAGTATCGAATGCCAGCCTTGTTCTTTCGGCGCGTCATAGCACGTTTACAGTTACCGCAGCGGACGAGTCCCTTGAGCGGATAGTCCTGCTGCTTGCGCGTGGGATTCCGTCCTCCACCTCGAATGACCTTTTGAGCAAGCTCAAAGTCTTCCTTACTGACAATGGCTTCATGGGTTCCTTCTACGATGATCGGCTCATTGACAACACGCTTTTTTGAGCCGACACCGCAGGACTTCATTTTGCGGCTGACCAGCGTTCCGGTGTAAACAAGGTTTTTGAGGATGTTGTAGACCATCACGGTTTCCCAACTGATTTTCTCGCTCATGTTACTGAACTTCTTCTTGTCGGGATGCTTTCTCTTGAAGTATTGCCCCGGCGTCGGGATGCCGTCATCATTCAGGCTGCGGGCGATCTGAGAGGTATTGCTGCCTTCCAGAGCCTCGTGGAAAATACGACGGATCACATCAGCCGCCTCCGGGTCTACGGCAAGTTTGTTCCGAATGGTGGGATGCAGGACGTAGCCGTATGGAGCGTAGCCACCGACATACTTGCCTTGCTTCATCATCTGGATTTTTGCCGATGTGGTCTTTACGGAAAGGTCTTTGCTGTATGCGGCGTAGATGATGCTGCGCATAACCACTTCCAGACCGCCCGTCGTGCCTTTGTAATCGTCGCTGTCATAGCCGTCGTTGATGGAAATAAAGCGGACGCCCATGAATGGAAAGGTGCATTCCAGATAGTTTCCCGTTTCAATGTAGTCACGAGAAAAGCGGGAAAAGTCTTTGACGCAGATCAGGTTAATCTCACCGCGCTTGACCTTCTCCATCATCTGCGTGAACTGAGGACGGTGAAAGTTCGTGCCGGTATAACCGTCATCCGCAAACTCAGACCGCTGACAGCGAGACAGCTCCGGATGATTGTCAAGAAAGCGATTGATGAGCATACGTTGGTTGCCGATGCTGTCACTTTCCGCCTTGCTGCCATAGCCGGTATCTTCATCAGCCATTGAGAGGCGGATGTAGATGCCGATGTTGTATTCCTTGCTCATTTACATCGCCACCTGTACTTCCTTGATGCTCTGAACGGTCAGAGCGTAAATATCGCCGTATTTCATGACCAGCTCGATTGAGCCGTCCTCATGGACTTTCACAAGCTCTACGGACTCGTCAACCAACTCATGAGAGAGCATCGTTGCACCGCTGACGGATTTCATCAGCGTGAGCCACTTGTTGTCCTCGGACATTGCCTCGGCAAACTTTACCTTCCGCTGAACCGCTTCATCCAACCGCCGTGAAAGATCGACATACTGCTCATCGTAGGCTTTCTTGGCAAAGGCGTATTCCTCTTCATCGAGAATGCCTTCCGTGAAGTCCTCATAGAGCCGAGTACGCTTCTTGGAGATGCCGCTGAGTTTCAGATTCAGGCTTGTGATGAGCGCATTCTGCTGATCGCGGATGCTGCGTTCGCCTTCGCTGTTTCTCAGCTTGGCAAGCAGCTTGTCGTAATTGAGAGCCGCCTTGACTTGAAGCTGGATCGCCGCAAGCACATCGGCTTCGAGTTTGTCCTGCCGCGTATAGTGTGGCGTACAGAGATTGCCGCGCTTGACGGATGAACTGCACTCATAGAAGGCGTACCATGCGCCGTCCTTGCGCTTGTCAACGCGCTTGCGATGGAAATAGAGCTTCCTGCCGCAGTCTGCGCAGACGATTTTGTCTTCAAAGAGATTGATCAGTGTAGCACGGATTTTCTCCGTGCGCTCCATCTTCTCAATCCTTGTCCTTGCAGCAGCGTCGCGCAGCTCTTGTACCTTTTGGAAGTCCTCACGGGAAATAATCGCCTCGTGAGTATTGGGAAAAACAATCCATTCCTCGCGGTCGATATGCTGATTCTTGACGCCCTTGTAGATGGCGTTCAGCGTCCGTCCGAGAACGGTATCGCCGACGTAATGGGGATTATCCAGAATGGTAGTGAGTGAAGACTTGTTCCAAATCTTCTTTGCCGTAGCATTGCCTGTGCGGACGCCGACCTGATACTTCTGAAACTCCGGATTGGGCGCGTTCATTGCATCAAGCCGGTCTGCAATCGCAGGAAGGGACAATCCTTCAATTTTCCATTGGAAAATCTTCCGGACAATCGGTGCGGTTTCTTCATCGAAAACCATATTGCTGTGTTCTTCATCCCAGCGATAACCATACGGGAGATTGCGCTTCTTGAACTCTCCACTTTCCATCTGTGCTTTGAGCGCAGTAGAAACCTTGCGGGAGATGTCCTTCGAGTAAAGGGTGTTGATCATGTTTTGCAGAGGGATGATGAGGCTTTCGCCGGAGCCGTCCGTATCAAAGTTGTCGTAGTTCTCTTTGATAGCGATAAACCGAAGCCCGATCTGCGGAAAGACCCGTTCCAGATAGGTTCCAGCCTCGATGTAGTCACGCCCGAACCGGCTGAGATCACGAACTACAAGGCACTTGATCCTGCCGGTGCGGATGTCGTTCATCAGCCGGTTGAACTCCGGTCTATCAAAAACCGTTCCTGTTCGTCCGTTGTCCACATAGGTATCTATCAGATTCAGGCAGGGACGCTCTGCAATGTAGGACTTGCAAATCTCAATCTGATTTGCGATGACATCCACCTTTTCGGACTTGCCGCTGTTTTCAACGGAAAGACGGGCATAGATGGCTGTTGAGAAGACCTCGGAAGAAACAGGTTCGATAACCGGCTCTTCGACTGCAATTTGTTTTCTGCTTTTTCTTGCCATTTGCTCATCCCTCCTTTATACGGCAATATCCAGTTCGTCGGCATAGCCGAGAATGTATTCAAGCGTCTGCTGGTATTCGTCCCTATATTTGAAGACGATTTCGATTGCATGGTTTTCGTGAATCAGGATGCGGTCAACCAACGACATCAGCACACGGCGGTTCAGCTCTTCGACGTTTTCATACTGCTTGAAAAGCGTCACCCAGTTTCGTTCAGTCGTACCGGTTGTCACCGTCTGCTTCATTTCTTTTTTAACCCGCAGAAGCGCGTCCTGCTTGCCCTCAATGATTTTGGTGTAGCTGTTGCGGAACTCGAAGTATTCCGATTTATCAATGACGCCGCCGATGAAGTTCTCGTAAAGCCCCAGCTTGAGCTTTTGGTACCGTTCAATCTCTTCCTCGATTTTGGCGATCTGAGCTTCGTAATTGAAAGCCTTACGGCTCTGAGACGGAAGCCGTTCTATCATCGCAAGCGCGTGTTCCAGATTGATGACAAGCTCGATCTGGTCATGAATGGCACGGAAGACCTTCTCTTCAACCTCTTTTGCGGCGATGCTGTGCGGGCTGCACGTCCGGCTGTGCTTATTGGTGGAGCAGACGTAGTAGATATACTTTTTCGTCTTCGACGGGACGGTCTTGCGGATCATTGGCTGCTGACAGTCTCCGCAGAACAGGAAGCCGGAAAACAGATGCGCTTCGTCCTGATCGGGTGAGCAGCGCATATCCCGCTGCATCATGACCTTGACTGCCATGAAGTCCTCGTAGGACACAAGAGCTTCATGCGCATTTTCAACCTTGACCCACTCGGATTCATCCTTGCTTTTCACGACGCGGACTTTGTAGTTGGGAGTGCCTCGCTTGCCCTGAGCCAGAACGCCGATATAAACCTCGTTGGTGAGAATACGCTGGACGGCTTTATATGTCCATTTTGCGGTATCGCTGGTCTTGAAGACGGTATCAAACTTCACACCGGCGGAATGCTTGTATTCCATTGGGGACAGGACGCCCATCTGGTTCAGACGCTTTGCAATACGTCCGATGGAGAAGCCGTCCTTGTACATGGAAAAGATCATCTGCACATATTCGCTGACCGCTTCATCCACGATGAGCTGGTTTTTGTTCTCCGGCGATTTCATGTAACCGTAAGGCGCGAACGAGCCGACGAACTCACCGCTCTTCTGCTTGACTTCCAGACTGCTTCGGATTTTCATGGAGATGTCCTTGCAGTAAGAATCGTTAATCAGGTTTTTGAACGGGATAACAAAGGAGTCGGACTGCGGATCACCGGTCAGACTGTCATACGCATCATTGATTGCGATGAAGCGAATGCCGAGCTGCGGGAAAATCTTCTCAATGTAGCGTCCGCCGTCGATGTAGTTTCTTGAGAAGCGGCTGAGATCCTTGACTACAATGCAGTCAAGCGCACCCTTGCGGATTGCCTCTTCCAGCTTTTTGAACTGAGGACGATTGAAGGAAACGCCGCTGTAACCGTCATCCACAAACGGCTCACAGACCAGCTCCAAATCCTTATGTCTTGCGATATAGTCCTCGCAGATAGCTCTCTGACTGGCGATGGAGTTGCTTTCTACTTTGTCTCCATCCTCACGGGACAGACGGCAGTAGATCGCCGTGCGGTAAACCTTATCTGGCATAAAAATAACCTCCGTTTTTCTGTTTGGTGTGGTACATCAAATCAGAAAGACGAAGGCTTGCTTCAACTCTTATGAAGAGAAACACGAAAGCGCCACATGACCATCAGGGCAAGCGGCTTAATCCGTATTCTTCTTTTTTTGACCGATTTCATTATACCACAGGCTCAATCGCTTGTCCATAGAACCGGGTGAAAAGATTCAGACTGTTCATAAATCAAAGACCTCTCAGATAGTGTTCCAGACAATCTTCCATTGTCGTGTCCGTCTCGGCGAAGCTGATCTTCACCACTGTCTTCCCGTCCAGATAACAATAAGGATTTCTGATCTGCTTGATGAACTCCCTCAGCCTGTCCTCTCGCGGTGCCGCAGGATCAAGCCGGATGCTGCTTCTCTGAACGAGTGTGCTTCGGTCAACCGTTTTCGGGCTGACATTTTTCATTGTTTCAATGCCCATCATATTCTAAGCACCTCCTGTTTCGTGAAAATATTCAGGACAAAAGGATATGGCAGAGCATCTTGTGAAGATACCCTGCCACATAGTTTTCATCCTGAAACTATATAGTAAGTTTCTTTTGGGTTTGTTTCATTGTCCGGCATATTTGCAGCTCGCGCCCCTGCCAGAAGAACTTTGTAGTTCCGGGAATGCTGCGGACTACCAATGGTCAATCGGTATCATGGGACTCTCACCCCTCCGAGGATCGCTCCGAGCCGCCCATTCAAAGAAAAGACGGAAGTATCATTATACCCGGCATCTGCATCGTCGCAAGCAGCCGCACCACACGACTGTTATAGCTCTCCGGAGGTCGCTCACTCCCTTTCGGGAGGTCTTGGCGTCGGAAGCTGTGTTGCTTCGCAGAAGCGGAAAGATCCGCAGCACTGAACTATTCAGTTTTCAAGGAGCAGTGAAGTGGTCTGATTGACCCTTTCACTTTACAACGGACATCTTTTTGCCGTTTGTTGAGTACCGCTCAAAAAATACTTTGAAATTTTTTCTGCACCGCTGCTTTGAGGTCAAATGCAGCTCTGATGCCGATGCCTTTCCTTCGGGCAAACTCTCGAAGAGTCAGTCCTTCACGGGTCATCGCAAGATACAATTCGCGCTGCTTCTCGGTCAGAATGGAAAGAAGCTCCTTCTCTTTGAGGGCGGTGATCAGTTCCTCCATGCAGTCGCGGGAGTCTGCCAGCCATGCAGCGGACTTCACATCGTCCTCCGGCATAGCGTCAAGGGACAGCACGGTATCAGAAATTTTCTCTGCGCCGTCATCATCCTCAGAGGTGTTGTCAGAGCCATACGAGCGTCTGATCCGCTTTTCCTCTGCGCGAAGGATTCGCATGACCTTACGATCAACCTCTGTTACTTCGCCGGTTCGTTTCACGCGCACCATGCACTTGCCGTCCTCCGTAGTCCATAGGTTGTAATCGAACGCGATAGGGGTCTTAGGGATTTTCATTGTTCATCCTTTCCGCTGCGCGGGAGCAGCGGGAAGGGTGAAGACAGAAAAAGAGCCGCATGACGGTGAGGTTTGAATCCCATGCCGATAAAACAGAGCAATTAAACTCTGTCTCATGCGGCATTAGGATGACTTCACCTATCAGGCGGCTCCACAGCTCAGCTATGACATATATTTTATTTTAGAACAGAGGCTTGTCCTCCGGTTCTTACTTGGTACGCGGTCGCAGTCTTCTCATATTCAGCACATCAAAGACTGTGATCCGCCCGCATTTCTTGCACTTGGATTCTACATGACCTCTCGTGTCTTCGTAGACAGCAATGGCATTATGCTGACAATAGGGACATTTCAGGTATCGGGGCTTCTGCTGGGAAATGGCAACTCTTGCCCTGCGGATTTTTTCGATCAGCTCCGGCGTCGGTTCCTGAACCCGAATGGATGCTCTCTTCATTACCACACCTCCAATGGGTCAACATACTCACTGAATGGACGATCTACCATGTAGCCGAGCTGACGAAGGCGGATAGACGCCGTTGTCTTGGAGACACCGAACAACCGGCAGAAAAGGCGCAGCGTTAAGTGATCACCATACGAATACCTCCCCTCGTAATTGATCAGCGGCGTTTCTGCAAACCGACGCATTGCCAGGTCAACCTCTTTTTGAGGAAGCAGGATCGCCGCGCCCAAGACATTTGCTTGCCACTCGTTCCAGTCCTCGCGGGTTTTCAGCTCTCGCGGTGTATAAACAGTCCGTGCGGAATATCTCATTTCGCAGGATGCCTTTACCTCTTCCGATTCCAGTTGGAAGAGAATCTGATGGGCGCACTCGTGGGCAAGGGTAAATCTGCGCTTGGCGCAGAGCCGCTGCACGTTGCCGGATAGAATGAAGCTCTCGTCCAAGATGACCTGATTACGCTTCAAAGCCAGTGTGCGCGTAATACCAAGTTCCGTGATCTTGTACTCAGTGTCGGCATAGGCAGTGACACCGCAGATGCTTCCATCCGGCGAGAGACGGGCGAATGATACGCGAAGACCGAGATAATTCTTTGCAAACTGATCAATGGGTGTTGGCAAAGCTGATCGGTCGGGCTTGTCCGCCTCATCCCCGAAAAAGAACCGATTGAAGTCCTTTGTTGTTGAGGCTGCAATTTCTTCAAGTTGGCGCTGGGATAAAATCATGAGCAGTTGTCCTCCTTTGCTTCGACGAACCACTTGTCTCCTTCGTGGAAAAGAAATGACTCCTTTCCGCGAATCTGAACTGTGTAACGGATGCCTCCGCCCCCAACCTTTTTGGATGTGGCGCGGCATTTGTATAGAATCTGGTCGATTTGAAAGATTACACCGTTGTCCCACCAGATAAGGCGAGGGAGGATTGCCCCCTCCTTGTCCACATCCAGCGTAACCGGGACGTATGCTTTTCTGTACTGTGTAGCCATTTCTGTTTTTCTCACTCCTGTTCCCTCATACCGGTGTATGCCGGTACGGATGATCTTCGGCAGCATAAATGCCTGTCCATTTGAACTGCTCAAAAGATGTAACTTTTTCGTGTACAACTACTCATGCCCCTTGACAGGATGAGCAATTCAGGATATACTATGAGTAGTTGGATTGCTCAGTCATTATTATACGCACTTCAAGTGCCTTTGTCAATAGACTTGCGCAATTTGATGTCGCAAACTTTTTGTGAACAGGAGTGATTACCAAAATGACGTTTGGAGAGAAATTCAAGGCTGAACGGGAGAAGCGGAAGCTGACCCAGCAGGAAGTAGCCGATGCACTGGGGATCAACAGGCGTATGATTACCCGGTACGAGAACGGCATTTCCTTTCCCCGTACCAAGGACGCTTACAGAAAAATCGCGGAATACTTCAAGGTGGATGTGAACTATCTGCTGACCGAGGACGAAGAGTTTGTGGTTCAGGCATCCGAGCAGTACGGCTCCCGTGGCATGAAACAGGCAAAGGACCTGATTGAAGGGATGTCCGGCTTGTTTGCGGGCGGTACGCTGTCTGAGCAGGACAAGGATGCGGTGATGAAGGCGTTGCAGGATATATATTGGGAATCCAAAGCCCGGAATGTTGAGAAATACACGCCGAAGAAATACAAGAAGACCGGTACGGACGCAGAGGAATAACTGTCTGCGTCTCGGTTTCTTGACGGATTTACTTTGACTGTTTTCAACATGAAAGGGGTGAAGGTCCCGTGATAATTCGCTCCGAGGAAATATACAAAAAGGCGAACAGCATTGTCAAAAGCTGTGGAACAAGAGATACCTTGAAGATTGCCCGTGAGCTGGGCATTCATCTCCATTTTCTTGACAATCTGAACGATCTGCTCGGAATGTACACCTACCGCCATAAAGAGCGGCATATTCTTCTGAACTCCAACATGGAGTATCTGATCATGCAAATGGTTTGCGGTCACGAGATCGGGCATGATACCTTTCACCGTGATCTTGCCAAAGGAAACGAACCGCTCCCGGAGTTCGTGCTGTTCGATATGCGCACAAAACACGAATATGAGGCGAATGCGTTTGCCTCACACCTGATCATTGACGATGATGAGCTGATTGACCTGATGAAGCAGGACTACGATGTGGTGCAGCTCTCGGCTGCAATGGGAACAAACATCAACCTGATGCTGATCAAGCTCAACGAGCTGAACCGCATGGGCTGGCAGCTCAACTTGCCTTATGTACCGCACTCTGACTTCCTGAAAAATGTCAGACCGGAGGGGTGAATGAGGATGAAGGATAGTAATTAGATGAACGATAACGACTATAAAGAAGCCCTTTTCTATGCCGCTTCCATCTTTAACGAACGCTTGGGGGCAGAGTTCGGCGAGGACAACCTTGTGCTGTGCTGCTTTCAGACGGAAAACCAGCAGGAAGTCTTTGAGCAGTTCTGCAAGCAGTATTTCCCTGACCGGCTGGAAGACCGATATACAGAGGACGGCTATTTTGACTTTCACGCCTCTGCATTCGTCGGCACAGGAGACGGCGCTGACGGAATCCTTCTGCGCACAGACATAGCGCGTCATCCGGCAGAGTTGAAACACATTCTTCTGCATGAGCTGGCGCATATCTTCTGCACCCGCAACGAGATTGACGGAGATAATTTCTTTGAGCGATACTGCATGGACGATACCATCAGCCGCGAAGAGGACGGAACCATTAACGCCGGTTATGCGGTCTGGCGGGAACTGATTGCGGAGCTGATTGCATTTGAGCTGGATGACAACTGCGATGTAGTTCCGCTTCGACGCAAGAAAGACCTACTCAGCTATTACGAAGGAGAACTCCTGACCGGCAACGGAAAAATGGGCGTCAGCATGATTCTCTGTGAGGCAATGACCAGTGCTGAGGGCGAAGCGTCTATGACATGGGACGCTGCCAAAAGCAAGTTTACGCGGTTCAAGCCCTTTGATGATCCGCTGTACAGGGACTTGCTGGAACTGGTTTTTACACACGTTAGAGAATACTTTATCGTGATCGACCGCGACTTTATCTATGAAATTGGAGTTTTGTATCTGAGCATTGCCGCACAAGCGATGATTGCGTCCCTAAAGAACAGATTTCAGGAAGAATAGGCAGACCGAAAGAGAGAAAGGACGGGCAACGATATGAAATATAAGCTGTTTCGCTCCCCCGGTAATCTGGACAAGGCAGTCCGGAAGCACGAACTGGTTGCCGTGGAGACCGGCAAGAACATTGATGATGTGGCAGAAGCGCTTATCCGTGATGTTCGGGATGATCTTGCGGAAATGCCGGAGTATGCGCACTGTGAAACCGCTGCGTATGCACCGGAACCAATTCAGGAGCATCGCCGCGTAAGACGTTATCAGTATGAGATGATGGGTGTTGTTTACCCGCAGTATGCGGAGAAGAACATCCTGATTGATTATGGCGTGATTGAAGAGGCGGAGTAA